GTAAAAAATTATTATAAGTATGCAATTACTGCGGCAGATGTAACTAATGAATATGTTACACTTCCAACATCTATTACAACAGTACAAAGAATCTTTCCAATTGATAGCTCGGCATCAAGCAATAATATGTTTAGTGCACGATATCAATTGAGGCTTAATGACATTTATGATCTAGGTTTCATCGGATCGCTTGCTCATTATGAACAAACCCAACAGTATCTATCAATGCTTGATATGAAGCTCAATGGTGCAGAACAAGTAAGGTTTAATCGAAATTCAAATAGACTTTATATTGATGTAGATTGGTCAGCCGATTTACCAGTAGGTAAGTTTATTATAATTGATTGTATGTCTATTATAGATCCACAAACTCATACACAAGTATATAACGATTTGTTTCTTAAGAGATACACCACAGCTCTTATTAAAAGACAGTGGGGTCAAAACTTATCTAAATTTGAAGGTATGCAATTACCTGGAGGCGTTCAAATTAATGGACGACAATATTTAGAAGAAGCAAATGCGGAGATTGATAAAATCGAAGAAGAAATGCAGTTAAGATATGAAACAATGCCAGAATTCTATGTAGGATAACAACATGGCAACTAATGTATATTTCAGCCCTAAAGTAAAAACAGAACAGAATCTGTATGAAGATATAGTCATAGAATCTTTAAAGATGTATGGCCAAGATGTTCATTACATTCCTCGTCAATTAATTACTCGTGATGAGCTTTTGAATGAAGATTATTCTAAATTCACTGATGCCTATACAATAGAGATGTATATTGAAACATCTGAAGGATTTGCTGGTGAGGGTGATTTACTCGGTAAGTTCGGTGTTGAGATAAGAGATCAAGCCACATTTGTAGTAGCACGTAAACGATGGGAAAACTTAGTAGGGTTTTACAATAACTCTCTTAACGATCAAAGACCAAGCGAAGGTGATCTAGTATATCTTCCTCTTTCTAAATCTTTATTTGAAATAAGATTTGTAGAACATGAGCAGCCGTTTTATCAATTAAACAATTTACCAACATATAAATTAGAATGTGAGTTATTTGAGTACTCTAATGAAGAACTTGAAACTGGTATTCGTGAAGTTGATGAAATTCAAGAGCGTTTCTCATATCAACAAGTATTTACAGTTAATAACGGATCAGGTCATTTTACTCCTGGTGAAATAGTTAGACAAGATACCGGTGAAGTTGATGCTCTTGGAGCTATTATCTATGTAACAGCCGAAGTTGTAGCCTTTACTCAAACAGGTGGGATTGGTAGTCTTACATTAATTAATGAAATAGGTAGCGACGGAACGGCTCGTAAGTTTAAGGTTGACGTTGTTAAAACTATTGTAGGTGTTGATACACTTGCTGCATGGTATATACAAGTTGATGCTATCGAGCTAGATATGGCTGGAGATCCAAACGCGCAAAACCAAGATTTTGAAACTAGTGGTGACACAATCATTGATTTTTCAGAGTCTAATCCATTCGGAGAAATTACATAATGTTCGGAACATATTTTTATCACGCAGCTATTAGAAGAACAATATCAGTATTTGGTACTATATTTAATAATATTGAAGTACGCAAAGATGATGCAGCTGGAAAGATATTGCAAACAATTAAAGTACCATTAGCTTATGGTCCTAAGGCTAAGTTTTTAGCTAGAGTGCAAGATCAACCTAACTTAAATGATTCACGTTTAGCAATTAAATTACCAAGAATGTCTTTTGAAATTACTTCAATGACATATGATACTACACAAACAGTTAATAAATCAAATGAAATTAGAGTTGGTTCTATTACAAATAACACACGTAATTCTGTAAGAACACCTACTCCATACCGTCTTGGTATTCAATTAAACATTATGACAAAGAATCAAGATGAAGCTTTACAGATTCTAGAACAGATACTACCAACATTTAAACCTGATTATACAGTAACTATTAATGAAGTTCCTGCAATTGGTATTAAATCAGATATTCCAATTGTGTTAACTGGTGTAACAATGAATGATGATTATGAAGGAGACTTTGTAACCAGACGTGCTATTATTTACTCACTTGAGTTTGAGACACGAGTTAATTTCTATGAAGCTGTACAAAATAAGAAAACAATACGCAAAGTAACTAATGACTTCTTTGATTTTGATGCTCAAAATAATAACTTACTAGAACGTCAAACTGTTACTACTAATCCTACGAATGCAAATGTAACGGATACATACACTTATAATGTTTTATATCCATTCCCTGCAGTTGCTGAAAATATTAGAGTTGTTATAGATAATAATATAGGAGCCTATACTGTAAATGAAACTGTAACAGGCGCTATTTCTGGTTCAACTGGAACAGTAAAATCTTGGGATAATGGCGGGAAAATACTGGTGATAGAATTACCATCTGCATATTTCTCAATTGGTGAAAACTTGATTGGAGCGAGCTCGGGTGCAGCCGGAGACGTACAATCAGCAACGAATGTTTACATATAATGTCTAAAGATATTGAAGAAGATTATGACTTTGCTAGATCACAGTATTATAACCTAGCAGAAAAAGGCAATGAAGCAATTGATTTAATGATGGACTTAGCTCGTGAATCAGAACATCCACGAGCCTTTGAGGTTTTATCAACTGCAATTAAGCAGAATGCCGAAGTAGCAGATAAACTGATGAAACTACATAAAGAACGTAAAGAAGTAGAAACACCTACTGCAGCTCTTCCAAATAGTATGACACAGAATAATCTTTATGTAGGATCAGCTACTGATTTACAAAAGATGCTTATTCAAAAAGCGAAAGATAAAGAGACAGTAATTGAATCAGATACGAATAAAGAATAACGAACTCGGATACTTAGGTAACCCTAATATCAAAAGAGACGGTGTTGAACAGGGTTGGGCTGCTGAAGAAATACGTGAGTATGCTTTATGCATGAAAGATCCTGTATACTTTGCAAAAAAGTATCTTAAAGTTATATCTCTTGATAAAGGCTTAGTTGATTTTAATCTTTATGATTATCAAGAAAAAATGTTTCATCACTTTAATGATAATCGCTTTTCAATTGTACTAGCTTGCCGGCAATCAGGTAAATCAATATCATCTGTTGGATACCTAGTATGGTATGCAATCTTTCATCCTGAAAAAACTATTGCAGTTCTTGCTAACAAAGGTGCAACTGCACGAGAAATGCTAGCAAGAGTTACTCTTATGCTAGAGAATATTCCATTCTTTCTTCAGCCAGGTTGTAAAGCTGTAAATAAAGGATCCCTTGAATTTAGTAACAATTCTAGGATTATTGCTGCTGCTACAAGTGGTAGTTCTATTCGTGGTTTATCTGTTAACTTACTATTCCTTGATGAGTTTGCTTTTGTTGAAAACGCTACTGAGTTTTATACATCAACTTATCCAGTGGTTTCAGCTGGTAGAGATACAAAGGTTATTATTACTTCAACTGCAAATGGATTAGGTAATATCTACCACAAGCTATGGGAAGGTGCTGTTCAACAAACAAATGAATTTAAACCATTTAGAATAGATTGGTGGGATGTCCCAGGCCGTGATGATGAGTGGAAAAGACAAACAGTATCTAATACATCTGAACTACAGTTTGATCAGGAGTTTGGTAATAACTTCCATGGAACTGGTAATACGTTAATATCTGGTGGCAAGCTTTTAGAAATGAAAGCGAAGGCACCAATTTATACACAAAATCAAACATTAAAAGTGTATGAAAGGCCTGATAAGTCTAAAGAGTATATGATGTTTGTTGATGTTGCAAAGGGAAGAGGTCAGGACTATTCTACTTTTAATTTAATCGATATCAGTGCCAAACCTTTTAAACAGGTTGCTGTCTATCGCGACAACACTATTTCGCCATTACTCTTCCCTGATATTATATATAAGTATGCAAAAACCTACAATGAAGCATACGTTGTTATTGAATCAAATGACCAAGGCTCAGTTGTGTGCAATGGTTTATATTATGAGTTAGAATATGAGAATGTATTTGTAGAATCAATGGTAAAGAAAAATGCTATTGGTGTTGAAATGACCCGCAAAGTTAAAAGAATAGGTTGTTCCAATATTAAAGATCTTATTGAAAGGGATAAGATTGAAATTGTAGATGCAGAAACTATTATAGAGTTTTCAACATTTTGTGCAAGGGGATCTAGTTATGAAGCCACTGATGGTAATCATGATGACCTTGTAATGAACTTTGTATTGTTTGGTTGGTTTGTATCTACTAATATGTTTAACGATATGACTGATATTAACATCAAACAAATGATGTATAATGAGCAAATGAAACATATCGAAGACGAATTAGTACCTTTTGGTATTGTTGATAATGGAATTCAGGAAAAAACTGAAGTCATTGATGGGGATAGATGGGAAATTGGTGAGCCAACTGAACTTTTCTAAATATTCATTTTTTATAAATAACTACGTGAACAGCCGTATTATGAAAATCTTTTAATGTTAACTAAGGGGAATTACACATGAGCTTCCAAGTCTCTCCAGGTGTGCGCGTACGTGAGATAGATCTCACTAACGTTGTTCCTGCGGTATCATCTTCTATTGGCGCATTCGCGGGAGCATTCTCGTGGGGACCAGTTGAAGAAGTAAAGCAGGTAACTTCTGAAAAAAACTTGGCCGAAACGTTTGGTGTTCCAAGCCTAAGCAACAACACTTCTTATTTTACTGCTGCTGGATTTCTCCAGTATGGTAATAACTTACAAACCGTAAGATGTGAAACTGCTGCGCTTAAGAACGCTATTGCGGATGGTACAGCAACTGCTGTACTTATCAAAGGCCGAGAAAATTACGACGCAGCCTATTCTGCCGGTCAGGCCTCAGTTGGTCCGTGGGCAGCCAAATATCCAGGTACACTGGGTAACTCACTTAAAGTAGAAATTTGTGCACCAGGCCACTATGCTACATATGCCAATGCAGCAAATTTCGATTCAGCTCCAGGAACCAGTCAATATGCCGAAAGTCAAGGCGTAACGGCCGCACTGGATGAACTCCATATTCTAGTCATTGACGAAGGTGGAGCATGGACAGGCACAGCCGGTTCAGTTCTAGAAAAGTTTGCTTTTGTATCACAAGCTGCAGATGCTAAACTTTCAAATGGTGAATCAAACTTTTACAAAGACGTAATCAATAATAGATCTGAGTATGTATGGTGGATGGATCATGACTCAGTTCTTACTGATGCAGGTACAAACCTATCTTCATCTGCAAGTGGCTTTGCATTTACAGGTTCTTCTACTTTGATTACCGATTCACTCACACTAGGTGTCGATGATAATACACTTACCGCTAGCGCAGTTCAAACTGGTTTTGATTTGCTTGAAGATGGTGAGACAATCGATGTTAACATGCTAATTTGTCCTCCATTGGATAACTCATTAGCTAATGCTAGCTCATCTTGTGTCGCGGTTGCCAATGATCTCATTGCGATTGCTACAGCAAGAAAAGACTGCTTGGCAGTCATTTCACCACCAGTACCTTTTACTGCTAATCCTGCAGGTCAGTCTATCACCGATGTAAACGGTGGGTCTGTATCAGCATCAGCAGTTAATAACGTGGTGGCATTTGCCGATTACCTTACATCAAGTTCATATGGAACACTCGATTCTACAGCACTGAAAGTATACGATAAGTATAACGATGTGTTTATCGATATTCCTTCAAGTGGACATGTTGCTGGTCTTATGGCAAATACAGATACCGTTGCAGATGCATGGTTCTCACCGGCTGGTTTTATACGTGGACAAATTTTAGGCGTAACTCGCGTATCATTTAATCCTAAGAAAGCCGAACGTGATACATTGTACAAAGCAAGGGTAAATCCTATTGTTTCTTTCCCAGGTGAAGGTACCGTTCTTTTCGGTGATAAGACACTCTTATCTCGTCCTTCAGCTTTTGATCGAATCAATGTACGTAGACTATTCATGGTGTTGGAAAAAGCGGTTGCAACTGCATCTAAGTTTTCACTCTTTGAATTCAACGACGAGTTTACACGGGCTCAGTTCCGTAACTTAGTTGAGCCGTTCTTACGGGAGGTCAAAGGTCGCAGGGGTATTACAGACTTTAAAGTTGTCTGTGATGATACAAACAACACTGGTCAAGTAATTGATGCCAATGAATTTGTTTGTGACATCTACATTAAGCCTGCACGTTCTATTAACTATATCACATTGAATTTCATTGCCACACGTACTGGTGTTGATTTTGATGAAATAGCAGGTTAGGAGGATAGCAAATGGCAATTTTAGGCGTAGATGATTTTAAATCCAAACTTGTAGGTGGTGGAGCACGTGCTAACCTCTTCAAGGCAACCATTAACTTTCCCGGTTACGCAGCTGGCGATGTAGAGCTTACATCGTTTATGTGTAAAGGCGCAGCTCTTCCAGCTTCTATCGTTGCACCGATTGTAGTTCCATTCAGAGGACGTCAACTGCAAATTGCAGGTGATCGTACTTTTGAGCCATGGACTGTTACAATTATTAACGATTCACAGATGGAAGTGCGTAATGCATTTGAACGCTGGATGAATGGTATCAATGAGCATAATAATAATACTGGTTTGACTAATCCATTGGATTATCAAGCTGATATGGTTGTAGAGCAGCTTAACAAAGCTGGTGTTACAACTAAGCGTTATGACTTACGTGGTACATTCCCAACTAATATCTCTCAAATCGAACTTTCATACGATACTGAAAATGCGATTGAAGAGTTTACTGTTGAGCTCCAAGTTCAGTACTGGGAGTCCGGAACCACTACTTAGTAGTGTTATAAATAGTACTAGAGGCGGTCTAAGTATCGCCTCTAGTTAACTAGTTAGGGAAATATTATGGCAGAACTATTCGGCTTTGAAATAAAAAGAAAAGACCAAGATAAAGAGGACTCAAAGAAAATATCCTTTGTTGCACCTGAATCTGATGATGGTCTTGGATATGTAATAAATGCTGGAGGTCACTATGGTCAATATGTTGACATGGAAGGCGACAAGGCAAAAACCGACCAGCAACAAATTATAAAATACAGAAATTTAGCAATGCAGCCAGAATGTGATGCTGCTATTGAAGATATTGTCAATGAATCTATTGTAGCCGATGATGATTCATCTCCAGTCTCTTTAAAAATGGATGATTTAGATCAGTCAGATAAAATCAAAAAACTAATTATCGAAGAATTTGAAACAGTTACTGAACTGTTAAATATGAATTGGCAAGGACACGATATCTTCCGTAGGTGGTATATTGATGGCCGGCTTTATTTTCATAAGATTATCGATGAGAAGAACCCTAAGGGTGGAATCATTGAGCTACGAAATGTAGATCCAATTAAAATTCGTAAGATTCGTGAAGTAAAAGAAGAAAAAGATCCGACAACCGGTACTAAAATGATTAAAGGTGTAAAAGAATATTACCTTTATCAAAATAATACAATGTCAAAATCATCTCAAGGTCTTAAGATCTCAAAAGATGCTATTACATATGTTACATCTGGTGTACTAGATCCAACACGTAAACGAGTACTTTCTTATTTAGACAAAGCAATGAAGACTACTAATCAGCTTCGTATGCTTGAAGATTCATTAGTCATTTATCGTTTGTCAAGAGCACCTGAACGTCGTATATTCTATATTGATGTAGGTAACTTGCCAAAAGGTAAAGCCGAAGAATACCTAAGAAACATTATGACGAAGTATCGTAACAAGTTAGTATACAATGCTTCAACTGGAGAAATGCAAGATGATCGTAAACACATGTCGATGTTGGAAGACTTCTGGTTACCGCGTAGAGAAGGTGGTCGAGGCACAGAGATTACAACACTACCAGGAGGGGAAAACCTCGGGCAGATCGACGATATCGTCTACTTCCAAAAGAAACTATATAAGTCTCTCAACGTCCCAGTCAACAGACTCGAACAAGAAGCGCAGTTCTCCTTGGGTAGATCTTCTGAGATAACAAGAGACGAACTAAAGTTTCAGAAGTTTATTAATAGACTTCGTAAACGTTTTTCTATGTTATTCATGGACTTGCTTCAGACTCAGTTAGTACTTAAGGGTATTGTTACTGAAGATGAGTGGATGGAAATGAAGCAATTTATTAATATTGACTACCAAAAAGACACTCACTTCTCAGAACTAAAAGAATCTGAGCTACTTAGAGAACGTCTTGGTACTATTCGTGAAATGGATGAATACGTGGGTAAATACTACTCTGCTGAATGGTTACGCAAAAATGTTCTTATGCAGTCTGAAAAAGATATTAAAATGATTGATGATCAAATTGCAGCTGAAGGTGAAGAGAACGAAGAGCCTGACGATGATGCAGATTTAGATGTAGAAAATTAAAATATTATAAATAATAAATAGTAACAGGAGTGAATAAAATTATGGCGACTACAGAAGAATTGATCGATACCCTAGGTAAAGGGGACATGGTTAAAGCAGGACAAGCATTTACTGATTTAATGAATGCTAAAGTCCAAGACAGTTTAAATGATCGTAAGATCGAGTTAGGACAACAATTACATCTTTCTCCAGAAGAGATTGAAGCGATGAATGATATTGAGCCTGACGAAGAAGAATTAGAAGACGAAACTGAGGAAGATTCTGAAGAAGAAATTGAAGATGAAACCGAAGAAGAATTAGAGGAAGTTGATGATGAAGACATTCAATCAGATTCGACAGAGTCTTAACGAAGCTATTAAGCTTTCGTCGGGAGAAAAAGAAATTAAAAGTATGAAAGTTGGTAAAGGAAAAAATTACCCAGCTATTATTACTAAGAAAGGTTCTGTATTTGTGGCTTATATTGATGGTGATAGACTAGATCAATTTAAAAGCCAAAAAGAAGCAGAAAAAGCAATTGCGGATTTCACTAAGTTAATGGACAAATAAAAATGAAACTGATTACGGAACATGTAGATGACGTCCAATTTATTACCGAAGCAAAAGCTGATGGTAGTAAAAAGTATGTTATTGAAGGTATTTTTATGCAAGCCAATAAGGCTAATAGAAACGGCCGGATGTATCCTCGTGAAATTCTAGAAAAAGCGGTTAACAAATATGTAACCGAACAAGTTTCCAAAGGTAGAGCTGTTGGTGAGTTAAATCACCCCGAAGGTCCTACCATTAATTTGGATAAAGTATCTCACAAGATTACCGAACTTAAATGGGATGGTAATAATGTTGTGGGTAAGGCAACTATTTTGGATACTCCGATGGGTTTGATCGTACAAGGTCTACTCGAAGGTGAAGTTCAGATGGGTGTCTCAAGTCGTGGAATGGGTAGTCTTGCTAATAAAGGCGGAGTGAATGTCGTAAATAATGACTTCATGTTAAATGCCGTGGATATCGTACAAGACCCGTCTGCACCAGAAGCTTTCGTCAATGGCGTAATGGAAGGTGTAGAATGGATCTTAGAAAATGGTGTATTCAAACAGCAAGAATTTGAACAGTTCGAGACAGAGATTAAAAAAGCTCCAAATGCAAATATGCAAATGAAAGCTTTTAAAGATTTCCTCTCAAAACTTTAACTCTGAAGGAGTAAATAAATGTCTGATGAAAATCAAGTAGACATCGAAGATACGCTCCAAGATGAACTCGTTGATGATACTGTTGAAGTTTCTAATGAGGATAATCTTGAAGAGGCTGCTGTACCAGCAGAAGCTGATGGTGAAAAAGCTGCACTCGATACTAAGAAAGCTATCGATAAAAGTGAACCATCTCAAGCTGCTGTGCCAAAGACTAAGGCAGGTATGGTAAATGCTATGTATAAAGAGATGTCAAAAATGAATAAAGAAAAACTCATGGCGTCCTATAAAAAAGTGATGAACAATGAGAGCAAAGAAACTGCAGATGCTGAGGGAATCTTCGAAGAAGATCTTACAGCTCTTGTTGATTCTGAAGCTACATTGTCTGAAGGTTTTAGGGACAAAGCTGAGATCATTTTTGAAGCTGCACTTAAGTCAAAGATCGGAGAGCACGTTGAACGTCTCGAAGAATCATATGCTGAAGAGCTAGCCGAAGAAACCACTCGAATCCACAACAATCTCGTAGAGAAAGTTGATGGCTACCTTAACTACGTCGTAGAAAACTGGATGAATGATAATAAATTGGCGATCGAAACTGGTCTTCGTACCGAGATCTCCGAGTCATTCATGAAGTCGTTACACGGTGTATTCACTGAGCATTACATTGATGTTCCTGAAGGCAAAGTCGATCTAGTAGACGAACTATCTACTAGCAAAGATGAGCTTGAAGAGCAGGTTAATGCCACAATCGCTGATAACGTTGCACTTAAAGAGCAAGTTGAAAAACTTAATCGTATCGTTATCGTTAACGAAGCTTCTGCCGGTCTTTCTGAGGCCCAAGCTGATAAGCTTAAATCTTTAGTAGCTGATATCGATGCCGATGATGCCGATGCGTTTACCGCAAAAGTAGCATCTGTAAAAGAATCATACTTTAAGATTAAAGTAACCTCAAATGATGCTACTGAAGAAGTCATGACTGAAGGGAACGCGTACGAAAGCGATCTTTCTGGTTCAATGTCTCAATACTTAGCAGCACTTAACAAATAATCCATAGGGAGAATAAAATCATGTTTACTACTGATAAACTTCTCGAGAAATGGAACCCAGTACTCGACGTAGATGGCGATTTGAAAGATCGTTATAAGCGTGGTGTTACTGCTACTGTTCTCGAAAATACTGAACGTGCTCTTGCAGAAGAGCGTGGTCACAGCAACTTCAATTCACTAAACGAAGCTGCTCCAGCTAACGCAACTGGCAGTAACATCGGCAACTGGGATCCAATCTTGATCTCATTGGTTCGTCGTTCTATGCCAAACCTAATTGCATATGATATTGCTGGCGTTCAGCCAATGACTGGTCCAACAGGACTTATCTTTGCAATGAAATCTAAGTACGCTACACAGGGCGGTACTGAGGCTTTCTTTAACGAAGCTGATACCGATTTCTCTGGTACTGGTTCAGGACACCTTGGTGGTTCTTCATCTCTTGTAGGTGATGTTAACCCTCCAGGTCAATCTGGCCAAACTTCTGCTGACGCTAACAGCGACGGTGTAGATGACGTATTTGGTGTAGGTCAGCCTGCAGCTACAGCAACAGCTGAAGCTCTTGGTGATGGCGCTGTATCCGGTATGGGTACTGGTGGTCACTTTAATGAAATGGCATTCTCAATCGAAAAAGCTACCGTGACTGCAAAGTCTCGTGCACTTAAGGCTGAGTACTCCATGGAATTGGCACAAGACCTTAAGGCAATCCACGGGTTGGATGCTGAATCTGAGTTGGCAAACATCTTGTCTGCTGAGATCTTGGCTGAAATCAACCGTGAAATCGTTCGTACAGTTAACGTAAAAGCTAAGCGTGGATCACAACAAGCTGATATTACTGCTGCTGGTACATTCGATGTTAATGCTGATTCAGATGGCCGTTGGTCAGTTGAAAAGTATAAAGGTCTTCTAGTACAAACTATGCGTGAAGCTAATGTTATTGCTAAAGAAACACGTCGTGGTAAAGGTAACTTTATCCTGTGTTCTTCAGACGTAGCTGCTGCTCTTAGCGCATCAGGAATGTTGGACTATACACCTGCTCTTGCTGGTAACGCCAATCTTACTGTAGACGATACAGGTACAACTTTTGCCGGAACTCTTTCTGGTGGAATGAAAGTATATATCGATCCATATGCAAACGTAGACTATATCAACGTCGGTTATAAGGGTTCTAATCCTTACGATGCTGGTCTTTTCTATTGCCCATACGTACCGCTAACTATGGTTCGTGCAGTTGGTGAGAATACTTTCCAGCCTAAAATCGGCTTTAAGACTCGTTACGGTATGGTTGCAAATCCATTCGTTGGATCTGCTCCAGGTAACGATACTGGTACAAATGGTGCAAACCAATACTATCGTATCACAAAAATTACAAACATCCTTTCATAGGTCTTGTAATTCGATATTGAGAAAGGCGGCCTTCGGGTCGCCTTTTTTATTGGTATAAATAGATCTATAGGAGATAGAAATGCCATATAATATTTCGGTAGACTTTAAAGATAATCTTAGCACTGGTTCTACAGCTGCTTTAAACTTTGTTAATCCAACAGCTTTTAAATTAGTTATTGATTCACAAAAGTATAAGAATGCCCAGTTCATGGCACAAACTATTGCTTTGCCTGAAATGTCTGTAACAGGAGCTGTATTCAATACAAGGAATCGTAATATTGTAGAAGCACCTGATAAGATTGAGTATGGTGCATTTGATATGACTTTTCTTATTGATGAATACCTATTGAACTATAAAGAACTACACGATTGGATGTTAGGTCTAGTAACTGAAGATGATAGAGGTGTTCGTAAAGAAAGAGATATGACACTTCAAATTTTGAGTAGTCACAATAACGTTATATCAGAAATTCAGTTTACAAATGCTATTCCAATTAATTTAAGCTCTTTGCCATTTGATGTTAAATCAACTGATGTAGAGTATTTAACTGCTAATGTTACTTTTCAATATAACTACTTTAAGTTCCTTTCGAAAGGGTTTAACGGAGGGGTATAAATAATATTACATAATGAGGTGAATGATGAACTTAGATGATATATTTGCAATGTGGAAACGGGACTCTCAAATTGATGAGAATAACCTAGATCAAGCCACGCTTGAGAATGCTAAACTGCACTCAAAATACTTAGAACTACATTCCAATGCTAAACTACAGGTTAAGCGTAAAGAACTTGCGTTTAAAGTCTTGCTTAAAGACAAGTGGTTATGGTATAATGGAAAGATGACTCAAGAAGAAATGACAGCTAAAGGCTGGAGTTTTGACCCACTTAATGGACTTAAAATATTGAAAGGTGAAATGGACTACTATTATGATTCGGATAAAGAAATTCAAGAATCACAGGCTACTATAGAGTACTGGAAGACCATTGAAGAAGCTTTAAAAGAAATAATGGATACTATAAAATGGCGTCATCAATCTGTTAAGAACATGATTGAATGGCGAAAGTTCACTTCAGGTGTCTAATGCCAACATTAATTAAGATTAAGAAAAAAAATCATGCAATGATAGTAGTTGATTCAGAACCTTCTGTTTTGAATGAGCTATCTGATTTCTTTACATTCTATGTGCCTGGTTATAAGTTTATGCCAGCATATAAAAACAAAGTATGGGATGGAAAGATACGGTTGTTTGATATAAGAACTCATGAGCTATATGCAGGTCTCTATAGGTATGTGAAAGAATTTGCAAATGCTGAAGGTAGAGACTATGCTATTGAGTTAGAGCATGATAATTATTATGGTTACCCAGAAACAACTGGTGAGCCTGATATGGGTTTCTTAAGTGGCTATACACTAACTGATAACAAAGGGCAAAAGATTACGCCAAGAGATTATCAACTTCGCGCTATTGAGCATGGTCTTAAAACTAAAGCTGCTATGTTGATATCACCTACGGCATCTGGTAAGTCTCTTATTATCTATTGCTTAATGAGATGGTATTTAGAAAACCATAATAAGAAAGTTTTAATCATAGTACCAACAACTTCTCTTGTTGAACAAATGTATTCTGATTTTGCGGCTTACAGTCAATATGATGATGGGTTTGAAGAATCAATATGTCAAAGAATATATTCTGGTGCACCAAAGCATAATAATC